TTCTCCACAAACTGGTCTCTGGCATGTATCTCCACTCGAAATCCTTCCATGACACCAGTGTATATGGCTGGACCTCTGTACATGCCATCCTTAGGAACCTGTCTCAGAGAGAAGTGTCCAATCACACCGAGACGAAATCTCTCTATGAGACTTGGAATTATGGAGTTGATGAGACTGGAGCTACTTCTGTTTTTTGCATACTTGATTAATATACTAAGTGCTATCTGACTTTGGGACAATTCATACATGTCTCTAGTGAGCTCAGCACTGGCAAAAGGATCAATGTTTTCTTCTAATAGATTTTCAATAAAGGTTGACTTATCAACAATCATTGGAGCTCGAAGACTTCTCCACAGTCTCTCAGTAAGCATTTGCATGGCTGCTCTAGCATCTGACACACTCTTGACTGACACATAATTCAGCTTCTGACCTTTCCACTGGCAGTTCTCAACCATGGATCTCACTATATCTATTGGAGAGCTGACAACATTACTGGGAGCATAAGTTCTTACAGTCTTTTTGCTAGCTGACACTGACATTATGAAATTCCTCAGCGACATGTGATCACTGAATGGCGAGGCTTCTAAGGTTTCTACTGGGTCACTCTTCAACCAAGAAAATCTCTCTTGATAATGCTTCATCACCATAGTGTGAGAGAATCTAGTTCCTCTAACGTCTGGTATCTGAAACCACAGCCTTTGCACAACCTGGTATAGTGTAACCGACTGCACTAGACTGCTAGTTGCCACATCAAGTTTGCTAGATACTGATCTTCTGTTGACATATGCACCGAGAGAACTCTGGCTATAGTTCTTTAGCACTGATAAAACAGAATCATAGAAGTTGCCAAATGAGAATAGCCACTTATAATCATGCAAATCTTCATCGTTAAATTTCTCTGCAATTGCAAAGAATGTCTTGTGAGAGTGTTGAGCACCCATCATACCTTTTGATTGCAATATCACACTATCTTGCAAAATGTATGATGATGCAGCATGAAGCTTCGCATCTGTCTGAAATGCCATTGACTCAGACAGAGCAGGATTTGATGCCTGCATTCTTAGTTGCATCAGGGAGTCTTCTGAGGTGGAGCTTTCTCTATACAGATTTATCAAGTTTTCCTCTATGTAAATCCGTATGTCTGCATCGTTGACACCGAGAGCCTTCTTGAATGCATAATACTTGACTGATTGGCCAAAAGATATGTATGTTCTAACTGTTGGCTTTCCATCCTTGGTGAACTCGAAATTTTCATCTTTGTAAAGACCAAGGTGTATGTTTCTGAATCGTCTGTCAGCACAAGCCATGTAAACTGCCATATCATAACCAAACATTCCACAGCACAAGGGATGCTCTAGCAGAAAGAACCCTATTGATGGGTGTGGATTCTCCAATATGCATTGCTTATATTCTGACCATCTCTTGTTTGTCCTGTACCCTAGAGTTTTGTAGTGTGCACTCATCTGACCATATTGACAGACATTGCAAAGCATGACGGATCCACTGTGCTCAAACAAGTTGTTTCGTAAATTGGCATATGTGCTATACCTATCATCCATCTTTGAGCTAGGATGCGTCTTGATGCATGCTGCGACAAACTTTATTGCTGGGGTTAGCAATGTGTTCTTATAGTACCACAATGAGTTGAATTCCTCGACATTTGAGTGACCAGAGGTTGAGCTCTTCTCTACACTCTGCTTTGCGCAGAACAGTGGATACAACTTTGCCTTTGCCTCTGTGTACACACTCATGAGTACTCTAATATTGGCCTCTGTTATTTGATTAAGTTGCCTTTGTGTGGCGTTTTCCGGCTCTTTCTCTACAACAACAGATAGAATGCATGAGGAATCATCAGAAGACACCTTAGTTGTTGATATTATGTGGTAGTCATTTGACTCCAAAGAGTACATCTTGGATATCTGATATTTAAGCCCATCCATTGAAAATTTTTCCCACAGGTACAGATAGCCAGAATGAAGTAGGCTAGATGTGTAATGTAATATTCCTTGCATCATGTTTGATCTGTTCTTTAGCATTCGTGATCGGGGGTTTAGGAGATCTGTGAACTTACTTAGCCCCATGTACTGGTCCTTCATCTCGTTCATTCCGTCATCAAAACCAACTACATCAGGATGTTTATCATACAAGTCAAGTAGCTGGTGAGGAAGTTCCAGCTTCTTGTTCGTTACCAGGTTTAGCACACACATTATAGGCTCTATGAACTCATCTGGAAGCAGTCTACTGAGAAAACAGCCAAATACAGGCATGACAAATCTCTGAGCCCAAGTTGTCGCATCATCCGAATTTATAACTGTTGCTGAGATTCTACTAGGCTTAAGTCTGGACATGACATCATTAAAATGTGCATCTGTCCTAGAAAGTTTCTTGTCACCCTTAGTCAACATTTCGTTGTCCATTTCGTCACAGACGACTCGACAAATTGTCTCAACAAAGTGCACAACGACTCGACACCTAAACTCTAAGACAAATATCTCCCTAACTCCCCCAATCTGCAACTTTTTGAACAAATTGCTAATTATCCCGCCATAGTCATTCTGCACTTGACAGGCCAACGTTCCAACCTGCTTCATCACTTTGTAGTCAATCCCTTTCTCCATTAGATGAACACTTGCTTGCAAGCATGTAACTCTCTCATTCTCTCTCTCATCACTTAAGTGCTCTTCTCTCTGAAGATCGCCTGCAGCAGACTTCTTCATGGTGGCCAACTTCTCAATATTCCTACCCAAAAGTCTCTCAACACCTTTGTTGAGTAACCACTGCTTGCAGTCTGGATGCTTTTCCTCTAGTTTTGTCTTAAGCATGTCACCAATTGCACAGACAAAGTTAGTGTTGAATTCATGGGATCTCAACTTACCAGCAGAGGAAGACTTAGCCCCCATATGTTCTGGTCTTGCGTCTCTCATCTTAATTTCTTCGCTGACCACTTTCTGGAAGATCTTCAAGAACCCATGCATTTCCTTTGCATCATCTTTATTATGAAGTACACCAAAGTAGGACAAATTTAGAGCTATTTCGAACTTTCTTACAGGCCTGCCAGTCACCCAAGATACAAGATTGCAGTCCTTGTCAAGCGACTTATCAAACTCTGCTATGTTGAATTCTTCAGTGGATGTGTACCTCTTGCCTGGTTTCATGTTTGTGAAGCAAGTCATAACTCGCTTTCTCAGCCATATGCAGAGCCGACTTCTGGAATATCTTTCCCACTTTGATATGATCTTTAAAGGATCATGATTTATCATGTTATCCATGCAGACATCCATATAAGCGTACCGAACTTGCTGTATCTCTTTGCTGGTCTGCTCCTTCCCCTCTAACCAGAACAATAGACTAGCATTGAAGTGATCGTGACAATCAGCCGGAATTACTGGCAACGGTGTTGATAGATAAACAGAGTGAAGTGACATCCACATGGCCAGCAAAGACATCGCTTTTTCTCTAATGTACAGATAGTGTGTGCATGAATGCTGATTGAGACTGACAAATTCGCTAATATAAACGTCTCCAAAGTCATGCATGGTCTTGAATGGAAGATCAAACTTCTCAATCATGTCTTCCTTCTTTACTAGGACTGAGAAAAATATCTGAGAATTGGGGTTTGTGGATTTTATGAGCAGGTGCACACCAAGTGCTGGCAGAGACTTCAGTATGAACTCACCTGCATTGCAGTACTGTTGCCTAGATATGTTCACTTCCTGAACTATCATGTCCAGCTGCTCTAATGCCACTCCAAGATTTGTCTGACAGAAGCTCTTACAAAACTCTCTGGAGTCATTGTAGAACTTGTTCCTTGCTGAGCTCTGATTCATTATGTCTGTCGCTCTATCAATTAAGTCTTCCATGTCCCCAAAAAGAGGAGAGAAGTCTGTCTTCATCTGCTTAAGCCTAAACTTTTTGATGAAGGTGTCAATGTCAGACACAGATGCTGATGATCTAAATCCTTTTGACTTTTGCTCAATCAAAGACTGAACAACTGTGTCTTCTCGATACTTCCTTGATTCAATTCCAACAGAGGCAAGTTTAACCTTATCATCCTCAGAATACCTGGGTCTGACTCTGAAGTGCTTGCGCCTGCGAGTCTTCCTCTCTTTTTCCTCAGCCTCATCTATCAACACATCAACAGTTTCAGTCGGCAGATCTCGGAAAGAGCTATCTAAATTATTATTTGCCCACTCAATCGCTGATATCCATAGGCGAGAGTGAGCTCTATTTGGTAGTATGTGTAATCTTGATAGATCTTGTATCCTATCAGACGAATTGGATTCCTTGTTGTCTATCTTGCAGATGAACAGTGGCAATTGCACAACTGCCTTATTGTCAGTTCTGACTGAGTTGTGATGGCCATCATGATCTTTCCAGTATTTGCTAACAACACTCACACACCTCTCATCATACGACTTCACAAGACTCTCAGGACTACTGTGACTCTTTATTGATGAGACAATCTCCTTGTGTGATTCTGCAGATGCCATGGCAAAACGTGATCTAGCCTCCATCATGACAGTTTTCTCTGGCCTACTTCTCCACTGATCTATCAATTCCCTGCTGATCATTGGTGATACTGATTTTTCCGGCACCGTCATCTTTGTCAGATCAGATAGCAACTGCTTTTGATCTTCACTGAATCCGGTCTCTCTCTCATAGCCCCACCCACTCTGGGTGGCTAGTGCCTTCATGGTTGCGCACCAAGTGTACAGTTCACAAACATCAGATGGTATGCTAGTCTTTCTATTTGTGATGAATTTCTCTCTAGAGACAACTATGTACTCTAATACATAATCTATTCCTAAGACATCCGCTCGCTTTTTTACCTCCATGCTGTAAAGATCAATCACTTCTTGTTTTCTGGACTGCATCATGTCTGAGAAAAAACAAGTTTTCAATTCTGTGACCACCACGCTATCGTGATACATGGTTATTAAGTCAGGAGTCAGGTAATCCGATGGCTCATCTAGCCTCTTAATGGTTGATAGCCTCTCGTCTGATTTGACAGTTGGAAACATGTGCTCAAAGACCACTTCATGAGGCATCCTTGAGAAGTCTGCGTCAGGTAATCGATATAGCAAGTCGGATTCCTTATAGTTGTTGTACTTGTTTTTAAAAACATCATTGACACTAGTCTCAAACTGCACTAGTACTGATCCATCTGAGAAGGTAAAACTAACGTCTTGTTGATTTATTTTGTACATAGTTCTTTATATCGTG